AGCTTGAGAAATTTTCGCGTTGATTGCGTCAAGTTCGTTTTTGTTAGCTTTTGTTTCCAATCTTGAAGAAACGTCAGACAAAAATTCACTTTGAAGCTCCGCTTGTTTTGTTACTTCTAAACCGGCGTATTGCTCGGCGTTGTAACCTTTGTTTAAAATAAACTCGTTGAATTTCATTTTTTTAATTTTTAAAAAGTGTTTGATAATAAAGTTTCTTTTGAGTGTCTTCCGACGGCTCGGTTTTTGTTGGAGTGCTTTTGGCGGCTTCAACGTTTATTGTTGGCGTCGCGTGGTTCGAACCTTTCACGACGGCGCTTCCTTCGATTGCTTTCGCTTCCTGGACCGCCCAAAAATAACCTTGTTCTTCGGCGGTTTCTTTATTTGCTATTGAATCAATGTATTTGTCCCAAACGGCTTTTTCGGCTTTGTCTTCGTCAGCGTTTGAATTCATGGCAAGGTCCATTTTGACGTATCGCATACCAACCGAATGTTCTTTAACATATCCATTCTTATATTGCTCAAACATAAACGGGTTGCGTTCTTTGTCAATTTCAGCATAAAAAACCAACGCTTCAGTTTTACCGGAATATCCAAAACCAAGGTCCCTCCAATTAAAAGCTTCAGCTTTCGCCGTTACTTTGTCGGTTATAATCTTGTCAAATGTCATTTGGTGTTCCTGGAGCAATAGCAAATTTTTATTTTCTTGAATTGTCTTGTTCCATATTCCGTCAATATGTACGTCGTTATGGGAATCCATTATTCCGGTCGTATTGATTACCAAGCGCGCATTGATTTTATTTACGTCGCGCCCGGTTAAAGCTTCGGCTTTGTTTGCGTCCTTGCTTTCCATTTGTGAAACATAAACAATTGAATCGGCTTGTTTAGTTATCATTTTCTTTTGAGCAATCAAGGTTTTTTTGTTTGCCTTCAATTCGCGAAACAATTCTTCCTTTGTCGCAAATTCTTTATTCGGAAATTCCTTAACTAATATCATTTTTTAACCTCCGCTTTATCTTTAATCATTTTAATACGCTTAATAACGGAAGCCAAAACTTCCTCGTTTATATCTTCCCGCTCCTTTAATAATTCCAATTTTTTAAGTTCTTCGTTTTTCATAAGTTAAACATTCCGCTTATTGATTCTCGATATTCTTCCGGGCTTATTATTCCTTGACTTAAAAGGGTTGATAAAATTTCAACTTCGCCTTTCTTTATTCTTTGCTTCCTTTCTTCGTCTTCTTGCATTACCGCCAAATGAGCAAATGAACCGACAATTTTTCCGTCAGTTAACCCCAAGTATTTATTCAAGCTATTCGTTCGGTCATTTACCAAGTTTTGAACCTCGCCTTCAATAAATGCTTTGTAAGCTTCTTTTTGATTTTCGAAAGTTGATCCTGAAGCCAAAGCGGAAAACGCTTCCTTCGGCAATCCAAACAAACCGAAGATTGTAAGCCCGGCATTTATTAAAGTGTCGTTAAGTTTCAAGTCGCTAACTTTCGGCAACGTCGAAACGTAATCGACATCGGTTCCAATTACTTGAATATTTCGTTGACCGGATAAAACGCCGTAGTCTAATTGTTGCGCTTCTTCAATGTCTTTGCGTTCTTTCTCCGTTAACATTGCCGAACCTATTGCGTCCCTTTTGCGAGAAACCCAAGCGCCAATTCCACCAGGATTACTTAAAAAAGTGTTTTGAGCTTCAAGGGCAGCTTGACAATTTGAAACAACGTATTGAAGCGCTTCAAGTCTTGATTGACTAAAATAAGGATTTGTAAACGTCGGCGTATCAAAGTAAGGAATTAATTTTTCAACGTCGATTGTTTTTACTTCCCGGGTTACTTCGTCAACAATGTACTTTATTATTATTTCGTCGGTTTGTTTCTGAATCAATTCCGCAATATAATCCCCGTCGTAAAGCTCCCCTTTTGTATTTAAAAAAATCAATTTGTCAGCGGAAAGGTTTAATAAGTCGGTTGTCGGATCCTCGAAGCTTCTTGAATCAATTAGTTTATTAATATACCAATAAGACGTTCCGAAAATACTTTGAAAAGTTAGGTCCTGAACAAGAAAGTTCTCCTTGCTTTGATACCGGTTCGGGTTGTTTAGTTTGTCGGTAATGGCATTTTCAGTTAATTCGCCGTTTTCCTTGTAGTAAAACTTAACGTTCGAAACGGCTTTCGCTCTTTCTTGTATTGCCCAAAAAACGAAAGGGTTTGTTTTATACCAACTTACAAAGTCCTTCTTTAAAAGCTTTTTATTTCGTTGGGTATATTGAGCGGTCGTAAGTACGTTAATCGGTTGTTCAACCTTATAACGGCCGAAAATGTTTAATTTTTGCAAGAAATTTAAAGCCATTCATTAAAATTATGGTCTTTAAAAGACTCGATTTCGGGCAAATATAACCTTTTTATTTAAATTTCAACCGAATTGTTAAAAAGTTTTATTTCTTTTTTACATTTCCGGCAATACGGGTAAATAACAACGTTGGAAATATTTCCTTCGTATTTTAGGAGCTTTTGATTGCAAACCTTGTTTTCTCTTATTCGCGGGCAACGTATTTCTTTCGTTTTCATAATATTCCTATTGATTTTAGATAAAGACAAACGTATTCAATCGCATCAATTAAATGGTTGTTGAGGTCTTCGCGTTCTTCCAGGGAATTACCGGCGCGGTCTTTCTTCCAACAACTTTCAAATTGTTCCATTTCTATATTTTTGGAGCTTTCGGAAAAGTAAACGTTCAACTCTTGCATCATGGAAATGCGTTCTATTATTTTAACCTTGTTACCTATTGCCGTTGTATTTTCCCAACCCGCCGCGCGAAGGTCCCTAATTTTAACCGGACGATTGTTATCGCAAATAATTATTGCGTTTTGGTCAATGTTAAGCTTCTTAAACATATAAATCGGAACGGAGCCAATTTGTTCGTTTATTGCGGTCGTTGGAATCCGGGCTTGAAGTTGGTTTTCGCTTAAATAGTTATATTCATGAACGTAAAGATTGCCGTCTTTATATTTGACACCAACAATCGCGAAAGGATCAACTTTGCCCCAATCGACGCCAATAAATTCTTCGGCTTGTATTGAATAATATTCTTCGTTTGTGCATTTCGTCCAATAATAAATTCGACCTTCAACGCCGCCAATTTCCCCAAGTCCATAAACGCGCCATTTGTTTGCGTAAAACTCCGATTTTATCGTTCCGTCCGGGTTGTAACCTTTCTCCTTATAGCTTAAAATATTACGCCGTTCTTCTTCGCTAATCTTTTCATTTCCTTCAAACGTAACTTGAAGAAAGTTGTTTTCGTTAATTAACTCATGAATATAAAAACGCCGGTCCGCGTTGAAGTCAACAATTACCTTCTTTGCCCTTTGTGAAATATCAAACGTTTTGTTTTGTGCAACCTTGTTGACCTCGTTAATATAAATTATATCCCGGCGCCTTCCTTTTCCAAGGTCTTCTTTGTCCAATCCAATAAACTCGATAAACCCGGTCGAAGAATTTCTTTCAATTAGTTTGCTTTTATTGTCGTTCCATTTAAACTCGTCCCATATATTCCAATCAATACAAATCTTTTTAAGGTCCTGAAAAGCAGTATCCATTAGTTTAGTTTTTTCCGCTGAACAAATGGTAATTTCCAAAGCCGAATTTTCTCGAAAGGCGTCAATAATTAGCATCATTATTGAAACGGTCTTCGAAGCTCCTTGGCTCCCCTGAATAATAAGAAGCGGTTCGTTTTTAGCTTTAACGAAGAAGTTGTTTAGCTTGTAAGTGTTTGTAACCGGAATATAATTAAAAGACATTTACTTTCTTAAACCGTTTTTATCAAATATAGGCGGCGCCTTTACTGAAACGCTTGTTTCAACCATTTGCGTCGGTTTACCAAGTAACCGGTCCATTGCCGCAAGATAAGCTTTAGTGTCCCCTTCGTCAAATGCTTTTTCAATTTGCTTTAATGTCATGGCAATGTCAAGCGTGTATTCCGAATCCTTTAAATCAATTCCAACCTTTTGAGCAATTGCTTTGCATTTATCTAATCTTTCGCCCATTATTAAAGCGTCCGCTAAATCCTTTAACGCCCTTTTCCGCTTGTGTCCTTCGCTTTTAAGCTTTGGGGAAGGTTGATTTTCCTTACTAAATGGAACGGAATCCTTTACTATATCTTTTCTTCCTCTTGGCATTTTTATAAACGTTTTTTAAAGGTTCAACTTTCAAAGATACTAAATTTATTTATTAAAACATTTTTCTTCGTCTTCGGGTAGTTCAAATTCTATTATTGCTTTCATATTCTTTAAATTAAAAAAGTGTAAGTTCGTTTATTATTTTACTTGCTCTTTTGTTTGCTAAATCAGCATATTTGCTTTCTATTTCAAAACCTACAAAACGCCTTTTTTCTTTTGCACTCATAGCGCACTCTGTTCCGCTTCCAGCAAATGGAACTACTACTAAATCATTTTTACGTGAGCAAGTTTGAATGAGTATTCTTGTTAGCTTTTCTGGTTTAATTGTATCGTGGTCGTATTTGCTTGTTTCATAGTTTGGCAATCTTATTACATCGCCTAAATGTAAAGAGTTATTGAATGGTCTGCGTAGTTCTTCGTATTCCTTGCGTAGTTCTTCGTATTCCTTGCGTAGTTCTTCGTATTCCTTTGTTAAATAAGGCTTACACCACGCTTGTAATTTTTTATACATTTCTTTAGTTAGCATTGTTGGCTCTGATTTATCTAAACTCAAACAAGCAGAAGCAACACCTCCCCCATTTGTGGCAGTCCCTAACGCTTGATTAATTTGTTTAAATATTATTTCTCCTTTTGATTTTGTTATTTCGGCTCTTATGTAATCTCTTATATGGTAAACACATTGCGTTAAATTGTAAGCTTCATTACTATACATTAAAATACGTTCAGTAAGCGGTGCAAATGTTCTTAAATCTTTATTAAATCTTATTTGCTGCTTATGGTCGTTTGTATTTTCCCAAACTATACTATTTAACAAATTAAAGTGTTTATCAAAAATAATTTGAGAATAAGCAATATTTTTAGCATCTCCATACCATAAAAGCGTTCCATTGTCGGATAAAATTCTTTTACATTCAATAGCCCAATTTTCAACGTCATTTAAATAATCATCAAACGTTTTCCATATAAAATCAAAGTCGCCTTTAACCTTGTAATATGGCGGATCTGCAATTATTAAGTTTGCACATTTATCCGGTAAATCATTATTTAAAAAATCAATATTATAAACCTTATTTAATTCCATATTTTAGTATTAAAAAACCCGGCGCCATTTCTGACAACCGGGTAAACCTAAACTAATATATTAAAACGGAAGTCCGTCATCAATGTCTTCAGCTCCAGGAGAAACCGAAACGTTTCCTTCGTTGCTCCAAATTACTTTCCCATTGCCAAAAAAATTTCTGTCAGTTTTTGAATCTCTTTCTTCCTTGCTTTGATTTTCCCATAAAGAACAATCGTTTCCAAATTGATCCTTTTCGTCATTTACGGCAATGTTAAAGTTTAAATAAGTTCCTTTTTTGCCTTTAATAAGTTTTGATTTTGTGATTTTATCAAGGTTAATTGATACGTTTGCAATTTTCGCCATTGTGTGAAATTTTGATTAAGAAATATTTTCTAAATATAAGTAATTCTTTTTAAAATATAGCTTTTTTATAGTAATAATGAAGTTTTTCAAATTCGTTATTGATTGCTTTGAATGTTTCATTACTTTCAAAATCCGTTTGTATTAAATTTGTCGCCGTTTTATTCGCGTTCAATATCGTTGAATGATCGCGATTGTCAAAAATTCGACCAACTTGTTTCAAGCTTATATTGTAATATTTATTTTCGTAGATTGCCAATATTAGCAAGCTTCTAATTATTGCAATTTTTGCTTTCCTGGACCGTCCAAATATTTGTTTTGGAGTTACTTTGTAATTACGTTCGACAAAGCTTAAAAGCTCCGGAATAATTATTTCCTTCAATGTTTCATTGTTTTCCGTTTTCATTCTTTTGATTTTGGTTAATATTTTATTCATTGTTAAAATAGTTTTATTTGTTCTTTGTTATTGTCTTTTATTATTCCAAGTGCTGTTTCAAGTATTGTTTTTCCGGCTTCGTAGTCAACTAAATCTTTCGCAATTACGTCCAATCTTTGCTTTCCTTTATATTTTCTAAAATTGTAATTATGAAATTTAGATAATTCTTCAATATTTCCTTTTGCAAAATCTTTCGGTTGTTTTCTTTCATTTAAATTGTTTGGCAAGTTAAAGTTTGTCCAATATAAATGTCTTCCCCTTTTTTTAGCAGGTATTAAAGGTTCATAATACGGTATAACATTTTCAACGCAATATTTGCCATTAAAATAATGTTTTAAAAAAATAACTTCTTCATAAAGTTTTAAGTCTGGGTAAGGCATTTTAAAATTTCTTCTTTTCATATTTTTCCAAGCCAATTGTAATTTGCTATGCGTTGGACAAGGTGGAGATGTCCAAATAAAATCAAAATTTTCATAATTTTCCTGCAAATATTGATGAGCATCAGCAACTACGACAATATCATTTTGAAACCTTTCTTGATAAAGCTTTGCAAGTTCTTTATCTAATTCAACAGCAGTAATTTCAATTTCAATTTTAGCTTCATCAGCTACTTCATCCCATTTGTAACGATTGCCACCAAGACAAGCGTATAAATTTAAAATCTTGTATTTTTCCATCGTTAAAAGTTTTTAATTGTTTGATCGTACCATTCAATAAATTCGTCAAATGTTCGTGCAATGTAATAAATGCCGCCGGCGCTTTCAATGTGCTTTTGATATTCCTTTTGCTCCTGGCTTTGTCGGTCTTTGCCCCATTTAATTTCAATCTTTACGGACCTTCCTTTAATTGTTGCGGATAAATCAGCGCTTCCCTTTGTTCCGGTACCTTTGATATATTTTTGATTGCCTACAACTTGCGGAAGCCCAACAACGTCGTGTTTTATTTGAGTTTTACCGACCATTCGCCCCATGGTGTTTATTCGTTCAGCTTGCCAACCTTCCCAATTTAGAAAGTTTTTTATAAGCTTCGTTAAATCGTTGGCGCTTCTTTCTTTTGTGTCCGGCTCAATCGGATAGGGAACGTTAGGGTATTTTATCCGGTCAACTTTCGCCTTTAATTCAATATAGCGTTTTTTGTTTTCTTTGTTCATCGTGTTATGAAGTTTTGATTGTTATAAAATTTTTTATAAATAGCCCGGTCAGCTGAAAAATCAAGAATAAAAAAATATCCCTTGAGTTCTTCAATAAGGTATTGAAATTTGTTCGGGTAATTGTGGAAATACCAAAAACTAATAAATCCAAGCTCTTTATATTTTAGCGTTTTTTCAATTACTTCTTTGTTTGTTATTGGCGAAGTTACAATTTCATATACCATTTGACGACCAGGTTCCGCAATATCAGCGCGAAGATTCCCAACGGAATATTCAAGTTCCGGATTGTAATTTTGCGCTTTTAATAGTTTGTACAAATGTTCCTTTATTATTAAATGCTTCTCGCTTTCTCCGGTTTTTCCATATTTTGAAACATACCATTCGGGAAGCGTTTTGTAACGAAAATGCGCTTTTCTATTATTTACCGCTTTACT